GCTCCAGATTTCGGGTGAATACTTCTCGTATGGATTTTTCCAGGGTTTCAAATGTGGGAAATTCAACATCCTTATATTCTCCGCGCACTGCTCCAATAATTTCTTCTACTGCCGGTTTCTTGTCACCCTTAAACAGGTCGGCAATCGCCGCATAAATTGCAGTGTAAGTGCTAGATTCTATAAAGGGGGGGATGCGTTTAATACCCACATCGTCTTTAATTTTAATATTTCCTTCTGGGAGTATACTTAATACAATACGAGTTTCACCGGATTCCCTATTGACTCCAACATAATCTACAAAGGGGTGTGCGTGCCCGGTTTTCATAACGAGGTCTTCAACGCCTTGCCCTGACTGTCCGATGGAACCTTCTACAATTGTGATGTATCCATGAAGAACGTTTGCAAGAATACCCAGTTCGTGAGGATAGTTAATAAGGGGTGTACCGCTTAATCCGACGATTTTCGAGTTCCTTGCGTCAAGGAGCAGCCTATAGAATAAGTAGCCGCGGCTGTAGAAATCACTTGTCTTGCTTGGGTCGCACATACTGGGGTTTGGCACCCATCGCTCTGGTGTTATATATTCTATAGGGAGCGACCTCTCTTTTCCAGGATTTTTATTTGTCAAGTAGGGTTCGATTGTGCCTTCCATAATACGAATAAGATTGTGTATTTCATCGACGATTATTACTGCGTCGTCGAAAAACTTTTTCTGCGCTGGGTCACAGGCCCAGGCCATGAGACGTTTTGCAGTGACACCATTGTAGGAGATGAATCTGATACGTCCTGTAGGATTGGTTTTTTCATCATATTCGACAATAGACAGAATCTGTCGGCGGATTTCATCGCGGTCTGCGGCCTCCAAGGAATCATAGTTTGATTCTTCGGGTTTTTTGCGGAAATCTGGGACCCAAATGCGACGGGCGCGCTTTAAGTACTGAGGAGATAGACCGAGCACAGTATTTGCGAAGAACATTGCAGTAGGGTCGGTTTTATGGTCAATGAGTGGTTTCCAGAAATTCTTGAGTTGGAAATGGCGGAAACCACATTTGCTGACTTCGCGCAGAAAATTCTTCTTTAAGGATTTCGGGCTCATTACAATAATATTCTTCTTTGCTGTGGCAAAGAGGGCTTCTGCGGCGGCAATGGCGGTACATGTTTTACCGGACCCGAGGCCGTGGTAGACAAGGATGCCCCTATAGGGTGCCTCTTTACGCATATAATCACGAACGAATTTCTGATAGGGATAGTATTTCTCGCCCTCTCCCGATTGAATGGGGCCTTCTGGAAGTATATAGGGGGCATATTGCAACTTAATGAACTCGGCAAATCCACGGCGGGTTTGGGGAACATATGCGGTAGGAACGCTTGTGTTATACGGGTCCTTTTTTTCTTCTGCGAGAATCAGGCCTGCAATGTCTTTATTTTCTTGAGATAAATGCCCTGGGACATCTTGACTTTCCAACATTTTAATAAGTTCGGTTCCATCTTCTGCTTCGGGAGGTGGAGGTAGGGGGGCAGCTACAACTTTTTTAGGAGCCGCGGCTGGGGCTTCCGCTGCCGCTGCTACAACCTTCTTAGGGGCCGCCGCCGCCGCAGCCGCTGCCGCAACCTTCTTAGGGGCCGCCGCCGCTGCTGCAAACATTTCTTTTGCAACCACTGGGGTGGGCTTTATCGTATCAGCAGGGGGCTGTAATGATTCTCGTAAAGCATCGGAGGCCTTTTTCCCCACTTTTGGTTTAAATGACATTGTGTATCTATACGATGTTTGTATATTACTTTGTCCCCTTTGCCGCCTTTACCTCCTTCGCCCCTGTTAAAATGGCTAAGGCGAGGCGACTGGCCTCTTGTTCGGCCTCCTTTTTATTTTTCGCAGCTGAACTGGCAATAATACTTCCATCGGGAGATACTACGCCCATTGTAAATGTCCTTTCGTGTGGCAGGCCCTCTTCTTTCACAACTTTGTATTTGGGAGGCTGATGATACTCTGCCTGAAACCATCGCAGAAGCTGGTCCTTGTAGTTGGTATTTTTTGTGATTAACTCCATAAACGAAATGTGCTTCTCCATTACATTTATTACAAAAGTCTGTACAACCTCGAATCCACTACCCCGCGCCCCTGCCGCATAATACATTGCACCCAGCCATGCCTCAAACATACTTCCGAGAAGCCGCAGATTGTTTCTCCCATCACACACTTCTTCAACATGACGACTAATCATTAGCCACGGGGTAAATCCAATCTTTTTTGCAAGTTCTCCTAGCCTGTCATTATTCACGATTTCCGTACGCAAATTCGTCATAAATCCTTCTCCTTCGCCTGAAAAACGCTCCTTCAAATATGTTGCTACGACTCCACTTAATATACCGTCGCCAGCATACTCAAGCTCCTCATTGTCTGCCGCTTGAAGAGGCAGGCAATTGGGCGGGCGTTCCGAAAGAATCATTGGCTCCTCTTGCTTCACCCAGACTTCCGACTTATTCACATAACTCGTGTGAATACACGCCTGTTTGAATAGTGCCAAATCCTTGAAGGGATGCTCCACACCATATGTTGTAAGAATACGGCGGACTTCAGCATCGGGAATCACTTTGTTTCGATTGTTCCATGGATTGCAGACTTTAGCAGACATGTCCTATATACTTATATATAGCACTTTAGGTTTAGACCTGTGGCGCGCGGCGAGCGTAAGCTCACTAAATATATCACTATATACTAGCTTTATGGAAACGGAATATTTATTGCCCACATCGGATGATTCCCCCCCATCGGATTATACTCTCACACCCCCCCCACCGATTTATACATCTCCCAATTATTTGGATTATACTCCTACTCCTACATACATACAACCTATTGACCCCCTTGTACCCACGGATTTTTCTGCACCTATGGATTTATCTACACCTATGGATTTATCTGCAGCTATGCATGTACCTTCACTTACGGATTTACCGGAGAATGATGACAAACCATCGTATGACCCATATTATAGCCTGATTGACGACGAATTTGGAAGTGGCGGCACACCTGGAAGTGGCACACCTGGAAGTGATTTTATTTTAACGGGCGGCGGAAATAAATTGGCCGATATAAAAGTTATAAGCATAGGCGATGGAAATATAGAAGAAATTATTCAAATCGACGAAACCGATTTTGACCCCAACGAATACCCTTCAAATGTGTCATTTTCACAAAACTATGTTCCAAATATGCTATATGTCGAACAGTATCAAAAGGTATTTAAGAAGGTTTTTGCCGGCGCAATCCCCCTCGATATAAATAATCCACAAATGCCCTGCGATAAAAATGAATTCGATATTATCTGGGACGGACTCGTAAATAGATACAATAAATTGAATGAAGAAGTTGTAAAAGAATCCAAGACGTCAGGGGATGGTGTCAAAACCAAAGCCAAATTCGATAGATATTTGATGATTGGACGATTATTAGAGAATATTCAAAAACTTAATACTCCTTGCAACGTCTATACAGATGATGGGGAACTTAGTGACAAGGCCGGCGAAGATGAAATCAAAAATCTCATTTATGCATTCATTTTTGCAAATCATCAGATAAGAACGCCAATTAAATCTACTACTCTCCCTGGTGGTGTAGATCCCGCAACTTTGACCGACGGTGCACGAGACGCAATTGCTAAACTAAAGGGCTTAAATATAGACAGGGCATATTTGGACAAATACATTGAGGAATTCGAAAATAAACGAAAGGAGGCGATTCCTCAAGGCGCCCCTCTACCAGCCGGCCTTAAAAATCTATATGTATCCCTTGATGATGACACGTTTAAAAAAGCAGTAGACGCAGAAGCAGCAATCTATAGAGACCGACTAATGACAAAAATAGATTCAGTGCTTAGAGGTACGGTGGGCACCGACGCCCTCAATTCGTTAAAAACTATGAAAGGCGGTGATGGAAAAGCTGCGGCCCCAGCTGTTGCCGCAGCTGTAGATGATTCTGATACTGCAGCAGCAATTGCACAAACTCCTACAGCCGTGCCTGAAAGTGATATTATAAGTAGTATAGGAAATTTAGGAAAGCTTCTTGAAGTTGAACGAGTAAAAGATATGGATGATAAAGTCAGAATTAATGAGATTACTCGCCAACTTGAGCAGTCGCAGATAACTGCTGCAGAGGCTAAAGTACGTCTAGAACAACAGGAGAAAAATATGCTAGAAATAGAAAGTAAGTATGCTGAATGCATTCAATGTTGCAGTGGAAGAGAAGCCTCTGATGCTGCACTCACATCATTCAAAAATCAATTTCAACAGCAAGTGAGTGATTTTACTAGTGCCAAGGAACGCCTTACTAACGCGGCAAAAGAAGCGGCCATGCAAACCGCGACTGCGCTTCAACAACTTACAGAGGCGCAAAATGAGACAACGAGGCAGAAGGCAATCGCGGCAAACTTGGCGGCAAAACTAGATTATGCAATGAAAGGAAAACAAAATGCAAGAATATCTGCTGTTGGTGGCGCACTCTCTAAATATATACAGGAAGGTGGTTGGTGGGGCGGAGATGGTACTGCTGTAGTTGCACCTCCTGCAGCACCTGCAACACCTGCAGCAAGTATTATACAATCCGCTCCCCAGGCTGGTGCACCACCACCCCCTGCTGCAGCAAATATGTTGTTTAACCAAGCCGCAACTCTTCTAAATCCGTCTTCATTACTACAAAATATCATGTCAGCTGGTAAAACATTTCTTGGGACAAACATAGGTGTATCAAGTTATAAGACAGCCCTAGATGCAGATGACGTAAATTCCCAGAAACAGATTTTAACTACTGTTATAACAAATCAAAAAGAACAAATAAAAACTCTTCAAGATGCACTCGATGCTATTAAAAATTCTAAAGGGGAATGCAAATCAAGCGACAGTATTTGCAATCTTGCAAAAGTTGAAGCCGACTTTGCCGGAAAAACATCGGCATTAGAAAAACAACTATCAGATTTATTAGCCCAGAATAAACGCCTTATACAAGCAGTTGGTATGCAGGAACAGAAGATTGAACAGACGGCGGAAATTATTGCAACTGGAAATAAGCCTTCTCCTCAAGTAGCTGCAGTAGAAGAACAGAGTAAAGCTGATAAAGTGGAGTATGCTAAAGGGGCTGTTGAAGTTTCAAATGACGTTAATTTAGTAACTGGACAAATTGCAGAAATAACTGTCAAGATAAAAGAGGCAAAAACTGATATGACTGCAGCACAAATAGCTAAAATTCAAGCTGAGGCCGATTTAATTATAGCAAAGACGCCACTAGAAAAACAGGCTGCTGAACTAAAACTAGGAGGAGCTACTGCTAATATACTTGAAGCGAAAGAAAAAATCGTGAAAGCAGAGGCAAAAGAGGCAGAGGCTAATACAAAAATTGCCTCAATTACTGCAGAAGTAAATAAAGATTCAGTGGAGGTCGCAAAGTCAGTTGCAGAAGCACGCAGTGTACCTCCTTCAGACCCTACTGCAGATATTTTGTCAAGCGAGGCAGATGTTGCTGCCGCTGCAATTAAATCTCAACAAGAAGCATTACAACAGGCAATAGAGGCACAAGCAGAGGCAAATAGGAAGAAAATGGAAGAAGAAAATGCAGCTGACGCCGCTCTTGCTGCTGCCAAGAAAGTTGCAGAAGAAAAGATTGCTGCAGAAATTGCCAGGAGAAAGGCAGAGGAAGATAAAAAGAAAGCCGATGAGGATTTGGCAGCGGCTGAGGCAAAGGCTGCTGCTGCTAAAAATATTGCCGAACAACAGGCAGCAGCAGCCGCCATTAAAGAAGCTCAAGAGGCAAAAGCCGCCGCAATCGCCGCAAAAGCCGACTCAGAAGCGGCTGCTGCTGCCGCAAAAGAAAACGCTCAAGCAGTAGCTGCTGCCGCTGCCGCCGCTGCCGCTGCCGCCGCCGCCGCTGCTGCCGCTGCCGCTGCTGCCCCAGTCGCCCCTACCCCTATAGTACCTCCCCCCGCTGAGCCTACCACACAAACCACCACGCGCATCACACCCGCCAAGCCCGTACAAAGATATGAAACTGCAAAACACAGTATTAAAGGAGTGATAGGAAGTATTTTACAAAATATTGCAGCAGGCGGGTCCGATACAAATCCAACATGGACCAAATCCATCACTGACATCTTTTCTCCGACAAATCGGCCAAAAAGTGTTACGGAATATAAAGCCACTGAATTATATTCATTTCTCAAAACATATAAAGCATTCTCATCCTATTTTTCTGGTATATCAGATGACATTCTTAAACAATCAGACTCTGTCGCTATGTCATTCTCCATACTTTTCAAGAATATTTCAGACAAACCTCCTGGTTCCGCAAAAGACCGCGGTCTAGGTTGGATAAAAACGTTTGTTGAAAAACTTACTTCTGCATATGTAAATACTTTCCATATTACAAAACTACTTTCACCTATACCCCCTCCCCCAGCAAAGCCTACTACTTTTGACCGGACAATTTCAGCCACGGCAAGGGAGACAGCAATCATTGGAGAAATAGATAAGAAGCTTCTAAAACGCAATGTCCTAGATAATTCGAAACGTACACCAAATCCAACACCAAGCACATCCGTCCCTGGCGATTTTACATTTATGTCAAAGAATTTTGTTGTAGCCACTGGAAAGCCAGCACGCCCTGTTACATTTTCTGAGTTGTTAAAAATAACTTCCACTCAACTCAATAAAACTGTACAAGCAAAATAGGCACGCATTTGACGGTATTTTCGCGCGCCCATTAAAAAGACCAAACTTATTTTAGCACAACACGGTAGATGGAAGGGTCCTCCGTAGCAGCACCTAATGTTGCACTAAAAGCAAAATATGCCTTCTATTCAACTCTCATCTTCTTCTTAATCGCAAATCCAGAAACATATATAATGACACAGAACGTATTCGGCTGGCTATTTACCGTAGCAGACACCGGTGGCTGTCCTACAGCAACTGGTTTCTTCTTTCACACCACAATCTTCTTCCTAGTCCTTTGGGCTGCAATGCTTTTCCCCAAGTAAAAGCAGAGGCTTTTCCCCAAATAAAAGCCCAGGATAAAGACGCTTATATAATGTCTCTTCTATTTCCGCCATTAATGCATCGCCCGTCTTAGCAGATGATGCCGCAATGGACGCAGCCAGCCTTTTATGCTCCTCCGAAAACAACGGGTCCACAAGAGGTAATACAATCTCCTTCCATTGACCCTTTCTAAAGACGAGCATCTGGGTGGTTTTCTACTGTATATCTGGGGGGCGCTGCTTAGACCCCGCCTTTCCTCCGGCGCTTTTTACCGTCAAGTGCCAGTGCAAAGCCACGCTTTTTTTACGAATAAAAATCCAGCCAATCTTCTAGATAAGCATGGACTGGAAGATGATTTTACTCGCCGTAGCAGTGCTTGCCCTTTTAGGTTTAGTTTCCATGTATGGGCTTGGTATTACATATGGGCGGGGTTTCCTGCAAGGATTCCAGAGTGGCGGGGGGGCCGGTGTTTCCCAGACCACTTTTACAATGTACTATGCTGATTGGTGTGGACATTGCCAGGCCGCTAAGCCTGGCTTCACTGAGTTCTCCAAGGATGGCACCGTCTCCGTGGCTGGAAAGTCTTGCGCAGTACGCATGATTAGTCCCGAGCACAACCCTGAGGCAGTCGCCGGCAAGAATCTAAAGGGATACCCGAGCTTCCTCCTTGAGACGGCCGACGGCAAGACCGTGGAGTACACGGGCGAGAGAACCACTGACGGCTACATGCGCTTCCTCGAGGCAAACCTGGGCGGCAGCCCTTAAGGCGAGTTAAGCAAAGTAAAATTTATTTGTTGCCGCCACTACTATCGTATAGTATGGCAGCAAAAACACCGACCGAACTCTTTCACCAAAGGGAGTCACTAAAACACAGTTTTGATGCAAAAAAACATGCGATTAAAGCTAAACGAGGGAGCACAAAAGAACTCGTATATCCAAATCAAGCAGAGGCAGCTGTTAGTGTTATTGACGAGTTCTTCAATAAGAACAAAGTACTCGTCACATTGATTGCTCCACCACAGGTTGGAAAAACAGGAACATTTCTTCAAGTTGCATTCCTGGCATGTACGCACCCAGACGACAGCTCTATCATGGATCCAAGGGACGTATTTATTATAACGGGAATGAGTGACCGAGACTGGCAGACGCAAACAGAAAATGATATGCTCGAAGCATTTAAGCGTCGTGTCTATCACAGGGGTCTTCTGCATACAAAAGACTTGGAGGACGGATTTCATACTAACTTGTCCCTTGCAGAGAATGCACTGATTATTATTGATGAGTGCCATATTGGTGCCGAAAAGAAGCACATGATGTCGGATTGTTTAAGAAGTCTTGGTCTCTTAAATATCGAGGTTCTGCGAAAAAAAAGGATCAAGATTCTGGAAGTGAGTGCTACGCCTGGCGCAACTCTGTATGATTCGATTGAATGGGGCCCAGTAAATCACTCTGTTGTACTCTTGAAGCCTTCTAATCAGTATGTTGGATTCAAGGACTTTATTCGCGAAAATCGCATCCATAACTCACTCGATTTGACGAAAACTGAGGGTCTCGAAAGCCTTGCCACCTTTATTAAAGGACATTTCCCAACTCCGCATTGGCATATTATTCGCATGCCGGCGAAATCAAGAAGCAATCCCACTTTCGAGGAAAATATGAAAAAGCTTTGTATAAGAGAGGGCTGGAGGAGTACTAAACACTCTGCAAATGACAGGATTGGCGATATTGACCATCATTTGAAGGGGGAACCCCCGCAACATGCCTTTATCATTATAAAGGAGTTCTGGCGTGCTGGAAAGCGATTTGATGACAGTTTTATAGGGATTGTGCATGAACCACGTACAACATCAAGAGATACAAACGTCACCGCACAAGGGCTTGTAGGGCGCTTATGCGGAAACGATAAAAAGTCTGGCACAGGGGCTCCACAAATGTTCTGCGATGTTGAAAGGATTCACGAGTACAACTACTGGTTTGATTCAAATGGTGATTGGGATGCCATTCAACGCAACAAGAAATCGTATTACTCTAGATGTTTGACTATTATTAATGGTAAACTCTCACCATCGAAAGCATCCTTTGCGCGCTTAGATACTAATACTCCTCTCAAACAACCTAAACCATCGCACCCCCCCTCTCATACTGTTCCGAATGTATTTACGATTTCATCCGGCGAATATAGTACATTTACTAAACTTGGGAATGGTTGGGATAGGGAAACCATATTCCGCGTTCTTAGTAAATATAATCCTGCAGTTGTAGCAGATCTAAGAAAGTTAAAACACACACAAATAACAGAAAGCCAGGAAAAGAATGATACGTACAAAAAGAGAATCTTAGATTTCGTACAGAAAGCAAAGGATAATGAGCCATTTACACTTGGCACGGGAGGTGTGAAAGAGGATTCCTATCAGATATTCCTTGACCCTTTTGAAAAGAGAGTTATCGTCAGTATGTATTTACCCAGCAGGCTTAAATCCGTTACAACAATCGTATAACTTCTGCACAAGGCGGTAGTAGAGTATCATAAGTGATTCTTTACTAACGTTTTTTATTTGCTTCACTCACACAAAACCTACAAAATGGAGGGGCGCAGCCACGCTGCCCCCCTATTTACGACGACGAGAAGCTTCCTTCATTGCATCACCCAGGCTCGCATTCTTGTTCTTACGCTTCAGCTCCTGGTAGACCTTCTTCACCAGCTGCGCCCAGCTCCCAGCCTTACGCGTCTTGCCACCGCTCTTCTTGCCAGCCTTGCGAGTTCCTCTGCGAGATGCCATTTGTATTCTACAGTATTGTGCAGAAAATAAGTACTGTCAAGTGATTGAATGCCTCCTCACCGGTTTTACAACCGGGGCGTTCAGGAAATCTTCCGCACCTCGTCGTCCCGCCTGCAATATAGAATGCCGTATCGCCTGGTCCGCCTCAAAGTTGATTGCATTTATTTTTCCGCAATCAATCTTTATTGTAGACCCCCGCCATTTCTCCGATAAACTCGCCTGCTCTTGCCGAAACGTCGAATAATAAATATGCTGCAAATATTCCTGAAACGATATTTTGCCTCCATCTTTCTTCAGATTACTCACAAACACAATCGAAAGTGTAGAACCTTTTTCTTCTTCGTCTAAATACTTGAAGGGAGATGGACACCCAAGCCCCCCGTCCACATACAAGGCACCCGTTGCCGCGTGTTTCATAGGAGTGAAATAAATGGGCACCGTCATTGATGCCTGTATTGCAAAAAGTACCTCTACATTAGGCGTGACCTTGTAACTAAATTCCTCTGCCTTGCAAGTATTTACATTTGTTGCAATAACACGAAGAGTGGGCCCCCGTTTTAATTCGTGCAATTGTTTGAACGTTAGACGTGGGTCCAAGTGTTTCGCATTCAAGATTGCTGCCAGAAGACGGCGCAAATTCGCCCCCGTATCAATACCAAACGTCTCCTGGAAGTTAAACAATGTGTCGGGGTCAATATCACGTATAAGACTCCAATCAAGCATCGAAATCACCATACGAAGCTCTGAGAGACTGCAGCCTATACCCAATCCAAGGGCACAGAGGGCGCCGGCACTAATCCCTATGTACTCTTTCACCGCATGAAGAAGCCCCCGCTCCGCCAAGACTTCCAATGCACCTACATGCGCAAATCCTTTGATTCCTCCGCCGCTTAATGAAATACGGTATGGAGGGATTATCATTGGGCCTTTACCCTTTTAGAGTGAATATTATGCATTTTAAATACTCGCGGTCAGACAGATATGTCCGGAAGAGCGGATGTCCCCGTACTAGAACCAAGACAACTCTTTGAAAAACGTGTTCAACGCGACAGGGCTCGGCTGAGAGCCTATGACCAAATTCTGAAACAAATCCAACAAAGGATTCGTACGATTGCTGCACTCGTAGGAAATCCGAATTATCTTGTTTATACCGTCCCCCCTTTTATTATTGGCCTTCCCGCAATCGACTTACAGGATTGCGTGGTTTACATTGTACATCAACTTCGGATGAGCGGGTTCGAGGTACGTTTCACGTATCCGAATCTACTCTACATTTCCTGGAAACACTATGAACAAGAATATATGCGCGAACAAAACCCTATTACACAGGCAATGAAACCGCCTGCGCCGGCTGTGAATTCAAGTAAGAAGGGTGCAGGAGGGAAGCGCGGCATGGGACAGGATTCCACGAAAAAAGTCGTGTTTGCACCCGACCTCGCTCGTATTGGCGGACCTGGAACGGCCGGCCCACGCTCTGCCGCCGAATATAAACCCCCTGACACTTTTCTAGAAGGCATCCAGAGACCAGTCAAACCACCTGCCGGCAATACAACTGACTCCGTTCTGGCTGACCTCTGGAAATTCTAATTTTCTGTAAATACCGATTTTTCTCTCCCCGCTTCAATAATCTCGCGCAACTGGGCAATCATCTCCTCTAACTCATATAAATGTCTTAGAGCAGTTGGTGTACCCTTTGATTTCAAAGCCGCCTTTATTAACGCTCTAATATCTGCCGCAGAATACGTCTTGAACTCGCTCGCCACGTGCTGAAGAAGAATAAGCGTCTCGCGCAACTTGTCAAAGGCTACGTTCTCTACTGTGGGCATCTACATACGGCTAGTAAGAAGGGTTAAGGCGGGGCGACTGTACAGCAAAGAAAGTACAAGCCCAATCATAAACTCCGCAATATCTATAGGAAGATTTTTTCCTCCTTCACTGAACTGATACAGTAAAAAGAGGGGAATAATAATCGGAAAATAGAGCGATATAAATCCAAAAAATGCGTGCCAGAAACTATTCCATTTATCTGTAAAAATATATCTCATCTATTATGGTGTACTAAAAGAGAAGGTTGAGTGAAATTAATACTGGAAATCCAAATATACCCCTTGCCTCTAGAGGAAGAAAGAAGGCCATGCTAACAGAATATATTATGATTCCCAGAATATGGATAGAAGCGTGATAAACTTCTGCAACAGATGTATCTGGGTCGAAACAGAAACACCTATTGCGTTTACCGTAAGAATATACCACGAGCATATAGCCAAATCCGAGCACGTAGAGGAAAGGTAATACAGGGTGTGAAATGGCGAGCAGAAGGGTATGAATCGCAAGGAGATACATACTCACCTGGTCTGCGTAAAAGGAGACAATTGTGTGCGAATAATGAAACCAGATTGCACATACTGCCTGGGTAGTAATAATATACACATCTCCCCATCTTCCAAGAAGACCCGCTATTATTGTAGGAATAAAGATGAGATTTGAGGTAAAAAGGAGAAGGCTGCTGGGAGGCTCACCATCGATTCTAAGCTGCGTCATGCTGTAGTGGTTGCACGGGGGCGCAGCTGTGCGAATTTTATCCAGGAGCCCCCACAGCCTCTTTCCCACGACTGGTCCCACTTTGCGCTTTCCTACTTGTACAGCGGCCAGTGCCCCCTCTTCAGCCCCCCAGACCCCTGTAAGAGTACCTTCAAACGCGGCAAGAATAGCCTCTGCTGTCGCCGCACTTACTCCTGGACAACCCTGTAGCGTACACAGGGCAAAGTTTTTTGGGTCGTCGCGATTCCCCCGCTTTGACACTGAAACAGTTGATGCATAAGCGAGAGCTGTCGGATCCGCTTTCACAAATACATCGGCCTCTGCGGAAATCTGAGAGGCTAGGAGCTTGCAGAGCTCAGCTGTTGCCCCCACCGTCTCTGTGTGAATCACGGAAACTTCATAGCGGAGTGTAAGACGATTGAGAAACTTCTGTAGCGTATCTTTGCTCAATGTGCCCCAGAGACGGTCCATCATTCCTTCAATAATATAGAGAGGACGAGCACCCTGGGCCTCACAATACGTGGTGAGGCGTGTTCTCTGCTCCCTATACCGCCCGTCAAGAATAGACGCCTCTAGATCATTTGTGCTTTTCCTTTCAATTACCAACCCTCCGCGACCCACCTCTTCACCGCTCAGACCAATCCAAATATCTCCTACGGGAATGGTACGAGTTGGCCACGGCTTTAGTAGAGGGATTAACTCTCGTTCGCGTGTATCAACGACGCACGAGAGGCTTAACATTATTAATATTTATTTACGGACCTTTAAACGACGGCGCGTCTTACGCTTCTTGCGCTCCTTAATTTTTCCACCACCACTTGAATTATTTACAGGAGCATTGCTTTCATTGCTTGGATTGTCTTCATTGCCTGCGTTCCCTTCATTGCCTTCGTCCGTTTCCTCTGTCTCACCTGTCTCATCGGTGGGTGGGGGTGGAGGTGGAGGTGGAGGGGGTTGCTCAGCCATTGCAAACTTAATCATATTAAATATTGGACTGAAGAAGGAATTTGCTGATAAAAAAAGAGGTTGCATTGTATCACCTGACGCAGCTGATGGACCTGACGCACCTGAAAGGTCTCTTACACCTGAAAGGTCTGTTGCTCCTGTAACGCCTGTAGAAGGGGACGCACCCGTTGTCTGAGCGCCAGAAAAACTAGATACACCGCTTAGAGTAAATCCAGGAATTACTGTAATAGCACCAGATGGTCCAGATGGTACAGATGGCCCAGATGGTTCAGATAAAGCATAAATAGCATCTAATATCACTGCCCCTGTATCAACAGGAGTTTCTTTTTCTATTATTTCATTAAGTATATTATTTGATGAACCAGAAGGACCAGAAGGATTATTGGCCCCAATAGTATTTTTCAATTCAAGCAGATTATTAATAACACTATTCAACAAATTAGTTGATTCGGACCCTGAGGGATTGCCGCCACGCTGAGCACCCGTGGCTCCTGTGGGACCATTATTTGTGTTCATTTTATTAATAACATCTTGTAGTAAAGTCTGTGCTTTATCATATGAGCCCGTAATTAAAAGATTATAAACATTTGACACTGTCGTATTATATATTTTATCTACTGCTTTGTTATACTCGGGTGACGCTACATTAGTTGCATTATTTAATGTAGAAAAGTTTGACTGCATTGACTGGACAACAGTGGTAGGGTTACTTTTAATTACCATAGATGATGTAAGTTTTTCTTTTAAACTTGTAAGTTGAATAGATAAATTAGATAGTTTATTTATATATATGTTTAGTGCGTTTACCACGCTTGGACGAAATAGTATAGGTATTATCTCTTTAACAAAAGTTTGCTGAGGTTTAGCACTATCATTTGCATCCCTTAAAGAAAATTTTGCACTATTTATAATGGAAGAAATAGTGCTTCCTATAGGTGAGAGAAATGAGATTCCACTCAAAAACTCGTTTTGATTTATAAACTCATTAATCATAGGAGTAAGTGGAGTAATAATTTTCTCAATATCATTATCAAGTTTTGCAGATATATTTACATCAGGCTCAGGTGAGTTTTGTAGTAATTGTTCTCGTGATAATAACATTTTCGGAATTAATGGTATTGCTACGCGTGTAATATATGGCTTATTCCACTGTTTCCCTATAATGCCTAATAATGCATTAACACTATACAAAAATCCCCCATAAGAAGAAGCCACTACTACTCTATAATATGTTTCACCACCGCTTGTTAAATCATATACAGTTGTTTTCAGGTATTTATTCCACAAAAACTTATGTTCGTCTTTGTACGCTTGAGAATTTATCATTTTTATTTTTATTTTCGTTAATAAAGAATATAGTTTAACAGTTTCAACATAGTCTGTTGGTAAAAGAGCCAATAGAGGTGCCCTTAACGATTTAAAAACACCAATAATCTCTTTTGTTGCCTCACTATATTTGCCACTTTTAAATAAGTCTGGCGTATTTAAAATCGCCACTTTTGAGTCTAAAAATGTACTTGCATCTTCTACAGTTGTAAAAGTATACGCATATCTACCAATAGGTGTGAGGACTAGATTTTCTTCGCCTCTTAAAAAATCATCCTCTTCCTCACCTGTATACATAGATACAGTCCCTGGAGCAGGCCCTGTAGGAGTTTGAACTGCACCCGTGGCACCTGTGGCAACTTTCACAACTGTTGGACCAGAAGGCAAAATAATACCAGGAATTACAACGATACTCCCTGATGGACCAGAAGGACCAGAAGAACCAGAAGGCCCAGGAAGATTATTTAACTCCAATCTAGAAATATCTAGAGGCTCAATTGGTGGTATAATGCCCCCAAGTAGCGTGTTCGACGAACCAGAAGGACCAGAGGGGTTATTCGACCCAATGCTATTGTTCAAGTTATTAAGATTATCAATAATATCAGTAATTGAAGGTCCCCCTCCACTTTGAGCCCCAGTAGCTCTATTGCTACTGTTAATCTTATTAATTACATCTCTAATCAAAGTCACCGCTTTAGCAGCGGATCCAATACTTAATAGATTATAAGCTTCTGTTAATGTTTTATCATATATATTATTTACTGCAATACTATACTTAGGTGATGCTGAATCAGATAAATCAGAAAAACTTCCTTGCATTGACTGTACAACAGTTGCAGGATTGCTCCTAGATGTGGTCTCCGAAATAATCTTATCATTTATTATTTTTACTTCAGTGTAAAAGTTAGTTAGTTTACTTAGATATAAGATTATTGAATTTAACACGCTCGGGCGATATGCAATGGCTATATTTTTCTTATAAATACTATCACTGCCTAGCATATCATTATTTGCAATTGACAAATGCCTTTTAAATTTATTTATTACTTCAGTAATCATCTGTAATATATGATTAATAAATGAGTTTGCACTCAAAAATTCGCCTTGAATGATAAACTCATTAATTATATCATTAAGTTTTCTAGTATATGTATTAAGATATATATCAATATCTTGACCAAGTGTTGGACTGGGTTCTGATAAGTTTCTTAATAAAGTTGTACGGCTTATATTTGGTATTTTTACAAATTCTAATTTGGGGTTGCAAAAGTTGCGTATAGCCTTTAATGAAAGGCTAATAAAACCTTCATCTTTTTCAGACAGCAGGCATGCTCTAAAATATGTAACATTTTCTTCTTCGGTGAAGTTACCATAGACAAACCATCTAGAATTAGATAGAAATCTATCTTTTAAATAATTTTCTTCCAGTTTGAGTGCTTTACAATTATCTATTTGTATATTTAACTTTGTAAACATTATATAAAAATTAACTACTTCGAGACCTTCCTTTAAAACTATATCAGGATGACACGCAGATAATACATCAAAAATCGCTTTTGTTGCCACACTATATCCACCACTTTGCAGTAAGCCAGGTGTATTTAAAATGGCTACTTTCGAATCTAAATATTTCTTTGTTTCTGATATTGTTACGAAGGTGTATGAACTTTTAGCAATGGGTGTGAGTACAGGTTCTACGTATTCTGTTGATGATACACTTTCTGTTACTGCCCCCGTCACATTAAATATAGGACTGGGAACATCGACTGGAATGATTGAACTAACAGGTCCCGTCACACGTATATTTTCTATGGCAGGCCCTGTAGACGTTATGAAATACGTACCAGACGGACCAGATGTAATTCCACTCGGATTTCCACCAGACATCACAGGCGGCACGAATAAATAGGGGTTCATCGCGACAAATCCAGCCGCCGCCGCTGCAGCCCCAGGAACATCATTGAACAGTTTAGATACTGCAGGTGTCGTCGATATATAGGTCGAAATCGCAGGATTTGACATTAAAAATGCCAAACTCTTCGCTTGTTCACCTGCAGCTGAAGACATACTTCCTTATTTTATCACCACATTATTAACTCCAAGTCTCAGTATCATTTGTAGGAGCAAACATCCGATCCAAGCCTGGTGTCCACTTCTGATAATCCCATTTGCCCATACGACTCTTCGACATTCCAGAAGAAGTATCATAGAAGGGGTCCACCGCTGCTGCCATATCATAGGCGGCAGGCGGCACTACAATATTTGCCTCCCCAGCCTTGCGCACAGGTGCAATAGAAGCCGGGGCATGCTCATCCTCGTAAAGTACTTTCTCTCCCACCTTTCTAACACCAATAATCTCATATACTGGCGTGCCTTCTTGATGTGCTATTTGCGGAATAAGCCCCTTTGCATTATAAAGGCGGTGAATCATTTTCTCAGGGTCCTCATCCGGATTATATGACCCTAATTCATTTGCACTGGGCGGTTTATACGTCTGTAAAATCTTCCTCTCCTCCATTTCAACAGCCTCCGTATCAGGCGGATTTAATCCATCCCCTGTCATATCTTGATAAGGCTGCGCATCTTCTGGAACAGTTGAACTGCCATTCGCAAATGATTCGCGCAAACCCGCCTGAAACTGCGAAGAAGAAGGAGGCATGCCTGACCAATCCATCGGCCTCTGTGACATTAATTTGTTCTTCAGAGCCAGGGAAAGTTCCCTGTCAGATTCATTCTGATATACCATATTGTACTCATAATCATCTAACTTTTTTATCTGACCTTTTGCGACAGGGTCCAGACTTGTCGTCTCCATTACAACACGCCCGGGTTTATTGCTTTCATCTTGAAATGTATTCTGGACAGGAAGGGCTGTCGGATATAACTCCCCTACAGTCGGACCCGTGCCATCATCCGAATTCCTCGTCCATCCATTCATCACACTCTTCCTGTCCCTGTCCCTCTGCGTAATCTCAGGGTCACTCCAGGACATCGTGTCACCCTTCACTACCGTCGTATCTTCATTGCTATTCCAGTATTGTACCTCTTTTCCATCAGCCCTCTGCCTCTCAGGAAAATAAGATAAAGCAGTAAATCCCTCTAGGTACTTCTGCCCCTTTATGTACAGGACAACGTAACCACTTATTATAAGTCCAAATAGAATCATAAATAACATTTCGCCATTCATGACGCTTTCCTCTACAGTGTTGTGCAGAAAAAAGCATTCCACCTACGGGGGTACTTATTTTCTGCACAATACTGTAGAATGCCGTCTAAAAAGAAGGGAGCCGCCCCACCCATTTTGGATGTAAGTGCAGATGAACATCTGCCTGCTCTCGATGAACTCATTAAAAATAATACAATCGTCTTTGTAAATGTTTATGCAGATTGGTGTGGTCATTGTCATACGTATAAACCAATGCTAGAAGAATTTGCAAAGATTCCTGGACGAAAACTCCCAATGGCACGAATCAATGAAAAAGTTCTCGCCAAAACGGGAGCAGCCAATGCAAAACTAAAGGGATTTCCCAGCAATATCCTCATGGGTCGCGACGGCTCATTTGCAGAGTTTAAAGATGAAGAGGGCGAAGCTACACATGCAGTGCCAAATATGCGTGACAAAAAAGCAATGCGCACCCTTCTCGTATCAGACCCATCAAAACTTACTAAAAATACTTACTCCAATGATGATACACCAGAACCAACAATGGGCGCAGAAAAACTCTTGAAAGAATCCGGAAAAAAAGCCTATAAAAATCGGAATGCCCCTGTAGAAAATATGGAGAGGCCCACTCCTCCAAATATGAATGCCGACACGGTAGAGGCACCCCCCTACACTCACACACCCCTCGCAAAAAACGGCTCCCTCTTCCAAACTCTCCAAAAACTTCTGAAAGAGGATGATGAGGCACCCCCAGCTGTTGGCAAAAAAACCCGTGTTAATCGTCATAACCGCCGTCGCACCACTGCAAAGGCCCGGCGAAGCTGAAGCTAAAAAAATTGGATGGATATGCCTGCACTTTATAAGTACAGCCATGCCCACCATCTTCCATTGCCTTGACGCAATTTCCCAGGATAATGCAAGTGATGCCTCGACTTTTCCTGGCAACCTCACGGATGATGAGGAGAAACCCCGTTACAAGAAGAAGGTGACATCCACAGAACAGTCGAAAAAACCTACTGATATGCGCTACACCATTTATTTGTTTGGTAAAACGGCAGAGGGCAACTACCTCCGCCTGCAAGTGAATGGCTTCATGCCCTACTTCTACGTAGGCCTACCTGACAGCCGCGGGGCCACATTCCACGCATTCAAGACTCAACTCGCCGCCGAAATGAAGGCCCAGAAGCGATGGCTCGCCGCTGATGGACTCGTGACCTATGAACTCGTTTCCAAGCAAGTGCTCTACGGCTATACTGGTGGAGCAGAATATCCCTTTGCCCGCCTTTCAGTACCTTCTATCACAGCCTTTCGCGCACTAAAGAGGTTCTTTCTTACGCCTGAAACAAACGAGCCGATCTTCTGCCTTCCTGGCCATGAAGCTCCTCTCAAAGTGTACGAGGCAAATCTTGACCCCATGCTCCGCTTCTTTCACCTCCGTGATATTAAGCCCAATGGCTGGGTGACAGTCGACGAGGACCTTGACGGGCAGGAGCTGGAGGCCGAGTGGGAAGAAGTGAACCCTACTGCCGCACCTGGCGCCCCCGTAGCCCCTTTCATCAACGCCATTTGGGATATTGAGTGCTTCTCCGATAATGGGGAATTCACCGTAGCCAAACGCGGATATACACGCCTTGCACAAAATCTCTACACGCTTGCGGAAACTCCTGAGGCCGCCGGCGAACTCATCTGGAATGCCGCCACAGGAATGCCAGCAGAAGGCATGGACCATCTCCGCCACAAGGATGAACTTAACAAAAAGACACTCGAAGCCGCCCTTGCAACTCCCGCGTTCCTTGATGGACTTGTACCTCTTCTTAAAAAAAAGGAGGGGCTCAGCGCGGCATCCAAAAAAGACCGCATCTTTGATATTGCAGCAATCCTCTCCAAAGTACTTAAGGGCCCCCTGCCCCTCGCCGGTGACCCCATTATCCAGATTGGCACCGTCCTCGCCGTCGGCCCCACCGTCATCGAAAAACACATCTTTGTCTTTCATGACGACGGCACTTGCGACCCAGTTCCTGGTGCGATTCTCCACCGATTTAAAACAGAAAAAGGGCTCATTATTGGTTGGGCGAAATTCATTGGCGAGCGCAATCCCGACATTCTGACCGGCTACAATGTCTTTGGTTATGATGAAAAATACGTATGGGACAGGGCTGCAGAACTCGGCATCCAGGGGAATGACTATGTCCAGAAACTCTCCCGTATGACAGACCTTGGCAAAGGTGTCACACTTGAAGAGAAATTTCTCTCCAGCTCGGCCATGGGTGATAATACCCTCTATATGCTTACCATGACAGGGCGCCTCCAAATCGACCTTTTCCACTACGTGAAGCGGAACTTCTCACTACCTGCCTACAAGCTCGACTATGTCTGTCAGCATTTTATGAGCGGCAAGTGCGGCAGGGTCGATACGAACGGTGCCACGGAGTGGGTGATTCCTACCAAAAATACCGGCGATGTTATTGTCGGGCGCTACGTAGTACTACTCGACGAATCCGGCGACAACCTGGTAGACAAACTAAAGGTGGTGCGGATTGATGATAAGAAGAGCCT